CCGGCTACAACTGCGCGATCTTCCGCAACGAGTCCGTGCGCCGGTCCAGCGAAATCATCCTCGAAGCCGAACAGCACGCGATCCGCCGCTGGGGACCTGACCGGATGTACACCTACGTCGACCCGGCGAAGGTCCGCAGCACCAACCCCGGCTATTGCTACCTCGTCGCTGGCTGGCACAAGCACGGCTACAGCAAGGGTGGCAAGCGCCTGCTGGTGAAGTATGACGAGTGTGACCCGCAGTGACCGGAAACCATGCGCATGAATTGCTGCCATCATGTGACGGGTGCGGCAGCGCATCACCCTCGCCAGCGCCGAAGCGCTCGCGTTCGCGTTCAAGGTCAAGCCCGCCACCATCCGGCAGTGGGCCTCCCGCGGCCACATCACCCGCAAGGACACCGCACCGGGCCGTGGCCACCCGGCGCTCTACGACGCCGACGCGGTGGAGATCGTGGCGCGGAAGTTCGGCCACGTTGACAAGCCGCGCGCTGACCGTCACAGTGAGATGACTTGCCATCAACGCGCCCAAAAACAGGGCAGGTGACCCATGTTCAACGGCAACAGCGCGATCGACAAGGCGCAGAGCTTCGCCCTCGACGACCGGCGCGCGGCGACCATGCCGTGGTCCTTCCGTCACAGCATGGCCGTCCCGCTGACCCTGGTGAGCGGGCTGTGACGCTCAGCGTGACCTGGTGACCTTGTGCCGCTGTTCGTCACCAACCGGCAGCTCCAGCAGCAGCTCAACGAACTCAACTCGAAGATGGATGCGATCATGACCGCTCAGGATGACATCAACGCCGCAGACGCCGCGATCGAAAGCGAAGTCGCTGATCTCGGCACGCAGGACGCGGCGATCCTCGCGGCGCAGCAGTCGTTCGCTGCCACCATCGCCGGGCTGCAGGGCCAGGGCGTCAACACCGCGCAGCTGGTCGCCGACACCGCCGCGCTGCTGAAGGCGCAGGGCGCCGACGACGCGACCGTGGCCGCGCTGACCGCAGCCGCCGCGCCCGCTGGCTGAATCCCCGCACCAGGAGTGACGATGCCACGCTGGCTGATCCTGCTGATCGCCCTGCTGGTGATCCTGGTCATCATCGTGATCCTGGTGGAGCACTTCCACGTCGCGGCGCACTGATGGCCACTGACTCGCTCACTCGTGACCTGTACACCTACCTGGTCAACGAGCTCTACGCCACCCCGAAACCGCGCCGGGCGCGTTCCTGCTGGGTCATGAATCCCGAGTGGTACGCCGAGTGCACGAAGATCGGCGGCAGCCACGGGGAACCTGGGTGGCCAGAAGCCGGCTGCACCACCATGCTCGGCCTCCCATTCGTGGTCGCCGAGGACGGCGGCTTCCCTCACCTGATAGCCGACTGACCATGCCGTCGCTGCGGGACTACCAGCGGTGGGCCAGGAAAGGCACCACCACCCAGCGCGGCTACGGCTACGGCCACGTCAAGATCCTGCACGACGCTATCGCCCGGTGGCGGCCCGGCGATCTGTGCACCCGCTGCGGCTACCCGATGTGGAACCGGTGGATGCTTGACCGGCGTGGCCGCAAGGTCAGCGCCATCCACCTGGCGCACACCCCGGACCGCACCGGGTATGAGGGGCTGCAGCACGCGCACTGCAACACCAGCGAGGGCGCGGCACGTGGCAACCGTGCGCGCGGCGTGCGCACATGGCAGTCGTCACGCGCATGGTGACCCGTGTGCATGTCACGCATGGTGACCATGACGGGTGATGGTCGCACTGACCATGGTCACTGACCGTCACCATGGTCGGCGCTGACCACCCTCCACCATCGGTGACCATGGCAGGCACTCCACCCATCCAACCACCCCACAAGCCTCTGACCTGCGGCGATGAATCGCGCAAAGATGATCAAGGTTACTGGCGACCCCGCAGCCTTGACGCATACATTTAGCAGCTTGGGTGACGTCACGGAGGGTGATTTTGTGGCGGACTCCGGCTCGGTGCGCACGCAGCGTTACCGCCTTCACAAAGCAGGCGATCACTCTCTGTGCAAGCAGTGCGCGGCCCTCCGCGAGCCTGCAGAACCGGCCGCGCCTGCTGAGCTGGGGACTCCGGCCGCTGAGCTGCGGGAACTGGCGGCACGGCTTGCCGGCGCGCACCGGGCGGATCCGGGGAATGCGCTGCTGGGACGGGAGCTGCGGCTGACGTTGCAGGCGCTGATGGGCGGTGAGCAGGCCGATGGTGAGCTTGCGGCCCTCTTCGAGGAGCTTGGCGCGTCCTAGGTTCGCGACGCCCGCGACACCCAGCAGGCCGAACCTGGCGCGGGGCATCGGGAAGACGGCGGTGGCGCTGGGGTTCGGCACGCCGCTGGGGCCCGGGCTGATGCCGTGGCAGCACCAGATCAACGCCATCGCGACCGAGCAGGACGACGTCGCCCGGTTCGTGTTCCGGCAGGTCGTCATCGAGGTGATGCGGCAGCAGGGCAAGACGGTGGACCTGCTGTCGATGATGGTGGCCCGTGGCCTGCGCCGGCCGGGGACGCAGATCGCTTACACGGCGCAGACGCGCCTGGATGCCCGGCACCGGCTGCTGGACGTGTGGTGGCCGCGCATCGCCGGGAGCAAGCTGGCCCCGCTGATCGACATCCGCCGCGGCTCAGGCAGCGAGGCGCTGCTGTTCAAGAACGGCTCCATGCTGGGGCTGGTCAGCGGCACGCAGACGTCGGGTCACGGTGACGTGGTGGACCTGGGCGTGATCGACGAGGCGTGGGCGCAGGAGGACGACCACCTGGAGCAGGCGATGCGCCCGGCGATGATGACCCGCGACGCGCAACTGTGGGTGGTCAGCGCGGCCGGCACTGAGAAGTCCACGTATTTCAAGGCGAAGGTGGACGACGGCCGGGCCCGCGCGGAGATGGGCGTGACCGACACCGGCTGCTACTTCGGCTATTCGTTCGCCGACGACGAGGATCCGGCGGATCCGGCTACGTGGCGGCGGCGGATGCCCGCGCTGGGGATCACCGTGAGCGAGGACACCGTGCGGGCCGACCTTGAACTGATGGGGCTCGCCGAGTTCCGCAGAGCTTATGGCTGCCAGTGGCCAGATGTTGCGAAGCCCGGCTGGGAGACGATCAGCGAGCAGGCGTGGGCGGCGTGCGCGGACCCGCTGGTGCGGCCGTGATCGGCCCGGTGGCGTTCGGGACGGAGATCAGCGAGGACCGCAAGCACGCGGCCATCGCGGCGGGGTGGCGGGAGGCCGGTGGCCGGGTCGTGGCCGAGCTGGTGTGGTACTCGGTGCCCGCTGGCGCGGTGGCCCGGCTGGATGAGCTGTACGTGAAGCATGACCCGGTGGCCGTCGCGGTGGACCCGAGGTCGCAGGGCGTGACGCTGATCCGGCCGCTGGCCGAGCGGGGGATCCTGGTGACCCGGCTGGGCCCGGAGGACGTCGCGGTGGCGCACGGGGAGTTCATGGACCTGGTGGGCACAGGCTCGCTGGCGCACCTGGATCAGGCGGAGCTGACCGCGGCGGTCCGCGCGGCGCAGCAGCGGCCCCTGGCGGGCGCTCAAGCCTGGGAGCGGCACGTTCCCGTGGACCAGTCCCCGCTGACGGCGGCGACGTTCGCGGTGTGGGCGTTCCTGCGGTGGGAGGAAGTCTCGTCGCCCGGTGTGTACGCAATCTGAGGAGGACCGATGCGCTTGCCCGTGGTCCTCCTGGGGGCGTCCCTGCTGGGCGTCGTGGCTGGCGCGTTCCTGATCGGCACGTGGGCGGTCGGCTGCGCGATCGTGTTCGATTCACTGTGCGTGGGCGGCTGGGCGCTGTTCCACGACGACGGCGAGCAGCCGCAGGTGCGTGAGGTGCCGGGGTCGACGCTGCAGGCGGTTTTTGACAGGGCCCGCGCGTCGTGACCCGCCTGTGGGACCGGCTGATCCGCCGGGACGTGTCCGGTTACTGGGAGGGGATGGCGTCGGGCGCGGCGCAGTGGACCACGTCTTACGGGCTGCCGAACCGGGAAGCGCTGCAGCCGGGGCAGGCCGCGTTCGCGCTGCAGGCCAACGCCACCTCCAGCATCGTGTTCGCCGCCGAAGCGGTCCGCATGGCGCTGTTCTCCGAGGCCAGGTTCCAGTTCCAGGCGAAGGACGACAAGCACCTGTTCGGCAACACCACCCTGGCGAAGCTGGAGGAGCCGTTCGGGCCCGGCAGCACGGAGGGTGACCTGCTGGCCCGGATGGAGCAGGACGCCGGGTTCATGGGGCAGGCGTACATCTGGGATCCCCCCGGTGAGGACCGGCTGATCCGGCTGCGGCCGGACTGGACCACGATCGTGTCCGAGCTGGTCACGGTGGACAACGGCACGGACCGGCCGGGGTTCTACCGGAACAAGATCGGCTACTGGCACGAGCCGCCCAAGAGCCTGCTGGACCAGTACCGCCGCAAGGGGTTCATGGTCCCGGCGTCGGAGTGTGTGCACTGGGCGCCGATCCCGGACCCGGCGGCGGACTTCCGGGGCATGTCGTGGCTGACCCCGGCGATCAGGGATGTGCAGGGCGACTCGGGCCTGGCCGCGTACAAGATCAAGTACCTGGAGAACGCGGC